CTCTACTTCTTTGACGAGTTTGGAAGTCAGAGAACCAATAGAGGATTGCTTTTTAAGATCAGAAAAGGACATTTTTGTATTTGTGAGATTTGGCTTTTGAGTACTTCGTTATTCTACACGTCGAAACCCTGTGTGTCAATCTGCTTCTTCATAGCGTCGAGCATCTTTCCCATATTAGAGAAGATGACACTAATGTCAACATCTTTCGGAAGTCCCATCATTGTAGCAGATTCTACAATACGAGTTTTCATCATCTTTGCTTCGGGATCATCGGATAAACTCAGTCTCGTATAGAGAACCTTTTGTTTATCCAGTAGTCTTTCTAGAAGAGACACATGAAACTTTTTCTCCTCTGTATTCATAGAGGGGAACTTAAAAACACTACTATAAACTTCTTCTTGAAGTTCCTGAATTTCCGTCATTTCTGCGCGGACTACATCAGAATCAAAAAAACTCATGCTTCTCCTAAAACTACTTCTTTCAATATTTTTTTGTAACGAAATACATCTATATTTAGGAAAGGTGTGTACTTTCTCAGTTTTAAACTAACTGATGTCCATACAGGATCAGTCAATTGGTTATCCCAGTTTATTTTATAACCAAGGATAAGATTCAATATTACCATAGTTTCGATAGAAACATTACCCCTAAGATACTCTTTAAGAATTAGAGGATGTTTCGATCCATCTAAGGCAAACATTGAATCTATATTGTTGCCAATGAATACTTTACTAGTTTCTTCCTTAAAAAGATAAGAAAGAGACTGAGTGCGTTTCTTCCATGACATGTATCTACCTTCACCTTCTCGAATCATCTCACCAATCCACAATTTAGCTGGATCAGTGCAGTCGATGAAGTTAGACACGAAGAATTCTACTACTTCTTTATCTGATTTGTTACGTGCTAATTTTTCAAACCAGAATCTATCTTTGCGTTTATAAAAAGACTTTACTGTGGCACGACTTTTACCACAATACTTATGATAATCATATTTCTCTTTAGTGAAGTGATTCTTTAAAGAAAGGTATGATTTATAGGCATCGAACGGCATCACTGAAAAACCCTACAGACGAAAATTTTGCCGAAAATTTTTTTGCCCCTTTTTTGAAATTAAAATCTAATTTTGATTAGAGGGGCAACTTGGCACGAGATGTTCTCTTAAGGAAGTTAAGTTCCATTGCTTCGTACTTTAACTTCTCTTTCAGAGGTTTAGATATAAGTTTGGGGACGGACTCCACGTCAATTGAATTCAGATCACAGAAGTGAACGATGGCATCGATATAACTCATATCTTGATTTTCAAGGACAAGTTTCTCAATATCCTGCGCGAATTTTGACGGGCAGAAGAATTTCTTTTCTAGTGCTTTTTCTAGTTCATTCTCCATTCTCTGTCCTAGTATTGTGATGTACAAATTTTTTAATGTAACGAACTAGAAGTTTAATATAGTCGTCTTTGTTTCTTTTGTCAAATACTTCTACTTCACCACTTGGAGTTACCATGAGAGTAATTAATTTTTTAACTGGAATACCAGTCATCTCATAGTATGCACACGCATAAAATGTTTCTTGAACAAAATAGTTTTCCAACCATTTCTCAGGTTTAATCTTTTCAGATGTCTTAAAGTCAATGACTGCAAGTTCTCCTTCGTACTCACCAATACAGTCAACCCTACCAGCCAATCCAAGATACTCTGAATAAAGAGTTCTTTCAATAGCATGTATATTATTTATCTTATCAAGATATGGTTTAGCATGATGAAACATAAACTGAGTCATGGGACGAAACTCTTCCCAATTCAGTTGCAAATTCATCAAATATGCTTGAGCCGCTTCGTGAAAGTCTGTTCCTCGCGCAGTTGCTTTTTTTGTGATGCGATTTGCCTCTTCAATACCAACTCGCTTCCTCCACTTTGCGAAGATCTCTCTGTTGTAGAAAGATGTTACAGAAGTAATGGAGGGCACCCACTGTCCATCTGGAAGATTATAGAAGCGAATCCCCTGTGTTTCTTTTTTGTTTAGTTCAATGTCACCGAGATAATTTTGATGAATAAAGTTCATGATTGTAAACTGCTTGGATAATATCTTTTTAAAGGAGGAATATCGCTTACAAATTTTATAAAAAATAGTTGCGTTAGTCTACATTCTCCAGGAACCCAAAGACATGATTGAGAATGCCACTCACATCCATCATACGCAATCATTCTATTATATTGATTTTTAAACTCTAATGCAGTATCAAATTGTTTATTGTGATTAAAATGAACATTAGCATATAAGTGCTCATCTTCAGGTATACCACGGTTAAAACTACGTATACCCCATTCAAAACTATCATTATAATCTCCATTAAGATTATAAATTGAAGTTCCTGAGTTGAGATAAGTTTTTTTATTTAAGTATATAACACCAGCAAGTGTTCTGAATTGTTTGTCATCATCTTTATGAATCCAACCCATATTGAATGGATGATGTGGGTGATGTTGATCATAACAATAATTTTTATGAAAATGAACAGCAGCTTCCCACACTGTATCTGGCTGCATGTCAAAAAAACAATATAAAAATCTATCTACAGATAAATTGAAAAAATCATAATTAATTTGTGAAATGCACTCCGTTCTGAGTCCCGCAAAATTTTGCTCAGAGTGAGGAGCATAATATTTTAACCCCAATGCAGTGTTTACGATTTGATCAGGATCATCATAAAAATTATCAACATAAGACGGGGGTATCATAATTTTAGTTCATCTTTTGCAAGTAAGTATTCTTTACAAAGTCCAGAACGAACAATATCTTCAACACCAAATTCAATAATATCAACAGAGGGCATAACTCTGAGAATATTCATAAAGTCATGAATACCATTTCTTTCATTTTGTTTAACTAAGTCAGTTTGAGTGGCATCACCACAAAACATAATCTTAGTATCTTCTCCAACCCTCGTAATGATACTATCGAGTTCATGAAAATTCAAGTTCTGATATTCATCAACAATGATGATTGCTCTATCTAAAGTAGTCCCTCGGATAAAGGAGGTGCTCCAGAAACTAATTGTTCCTTGAGTCTTCAGATTACCGTAAAGCATTTCAAAATCTGTCTCTGAGGGAAGAGAAAACATATACTTTACCATATTCTTGTAAGGAATCTGATAGATATCAGATTTGTCCTCATGATCACCAGGTAAGAATCCAATCTCTCTAGTTGCTACAAGTGATCGAACAATGTAAATCTTATCATATGGAGATCTTTCATCAAGAACTTCTCTCAATGCATTATAGAGAGTAATGAATGTTTTACCTGTACCTGCTGCACCATATGCAACTAAGTTTTTATTATCAGAGTAAGCATCAAATAGTTTTTGTTGATTATCTGTGAGAGGATCAATACTCCTCATCAATTCAGTATTAATTGGTTTGCGGCGCTTCATCTGCTTTGCAGTTAAACCAACACCAATGGGAAGATCTTTTTTTCTTTTTACAGGCATGGATTAGACAGGTTTGACGGTGGATCCTGGGGCTTTAGAGCATTTGTTGAGAACATCGTTCCAACCTGGATGAGATTTTTTAAGTTTATCATAAACTTCTCCAATCTCTCCACAACCAGGTGCGGTAGTTGGATCACTCCAGTCTCTTTGCCAGTCAGGATTATCCTCTAACCACTGAGTCCATGCATGTACGCTAAGGATAACATCTTTTTGTTCACCAGTTTCCTTATTAATTACAGGATATGTAGCCATAGAAATTAACTTACGATACAATATTTATTCACCACTCTAGTGCTTCTGCAATAGAGGGGAACTGTTCTTTGAACACACGCTTAGCATCATTGGCAATGTCCATATGCTCCTTCTGTGTGCCGTTTGCAGAGCGCAAATCAATATAATGAATCCATGAGCGAATAGAACCCGTCATGTAGAGTCTGGTGGGCACAGCGAGGGGGAGGACGAAGCGAGCACACTCCTTGGCGATCCCTTCACGAAGAAGTTCATTGTACAGATCCATACCTTCATTGAAATAGTTTTCAATGCGTTGATTCAAGAACTTGATTTGTTCAGGATCGATATCATCAATAGAGTTCTGACGATTCTTTTCATCCTGACGACGAAGTTCGGGAAGAGGAATACCAGCATCTAACCAGTTTACATCAGCATACCTTTGCGAAAATTCTTGGTATGTGAAACTCCTATGCCGAAGCACCTGGGCCGCGATACCACGACTGGTGTTCAGTTCTAGAGTCATGGATGCTTGTTCAAAAATACTCCAGTGCTGATGTTTGATACAATATTTCAACAATCCAGAGAACTTTTCATTCTCTTGATTTTCAGGATTACTTACACGAGCACAATATGCAATGTGTCCCTCCGCATCAGGAGTTACACTGATCAGTTTTACGTCGTTCACTTTTTTTCAGTACCTTCTTCACTAGTTTAGCATACATTACATCTTCTTGGGTATACCAGTCTGGATGTTTCTTTGCACTTTTGATTATTTTTTTAGCTGCTTTTTTTGTGGATTTTTCTTCCATAGAAGTTAATCGGGATAACCGTCGTCGTCATCAAATATCTCATCATAATCAGTTATAACTGTACTACTTTCACTATTATATTTAGATACATCAGAATATACTTCAGACTCCAATACTTCTACTAGAGACTTAAGATTACGAACAATCAGTTTCAGTCGATCTTGCTGTTCTGCTTCCATAAAAAAAGGGGCGAAGGCCCCCATTATAACATAATAAGATTGCAAGTCAATTAAATACTTTCCATTTTGATGTGCCTAGAGATTTTAGAAAAACCCACTTAGCATATGTAACACCACGATATGTCAAAAGTCTAAAGACTTTATCTGGATCGTGTACCTCTGGACTGTATTCTGGAAGATCATATTCTAATTTGATCTTCAGCATTTAATTCCTCCTCAAGAGTGTTGAAGAAGAACGATTTCGCCATAAAGTAGAGCCATAGTTGCAACACATGCCAAGGTAATTACGCTTGTGATTTGTAGTGCTTCCATAAGTGCCTCACTTAGTATAAGTGCGTCCACGATAGCAGAATGTGCCATGTGGTGCTTTGCCTGACTTACGAACTTCACATTCTACACCACGATATTTGGTGAGAGTAATTTGTGAATCATGAAGAGCAGCCTGCTTGGTGATTTGCTCTTTGATAAGTTGAAGGGTGTTCATTTGTTTTCTCCTGAAGTGGGTGATTTTGCTCCTTTAACCCCGTAGGGTGATCCGAGTTCCCGTTCCTTCAGTCGTTTGCGTCCGTCAAAGACGGATGAACGCTCCGTTCCGCGACTTACTTGCGTCTCATGTGTATGCTCCCTTACATTCCCCCACGACTTTCGATCTAAGATAACCTATAAGATTATACTTAGATCGGCGATCAAGATTGGAATCCATTTGAATTTCAACTGATCGTTGTAGAAACCTTTCACAAGACATATGCCAATCGTAGGGATTAGCGTCATTATGATGGGCAAGGGTTAATGCCAGTAAGATACTGAGCATGAGATGAACGACAAGTGTATACTACACTATCAATTCTATTTAGTCAAATGTGTTGGTATCAACACGAACATTTATAGTTGATCTTGTTAAGATAATTCAATGTCTCTTTAAGACTTCCGCGATGCTTTACTCCGATGGCAATCTGCGGGTATTGTGCACCTTCTCCAAACTCTGCTCTGAATTGTGCTTCAGTAAAGTCTACATCTAAAAGATATTCATGGAAATCATTATGAATACTTTTCAAAAGCATAGCAGCTCTTTCGCATTCTTGATTTCCGTTGCTGTAGATCCATGCTCGGGTATTCATTTCTTTCTGCAGTTATACTCGATTACAATTTTTTCGTGTTCGGTAGTTTTATCACAGCAAATATAATGCTTTGCTTCCCCACCCAAGATCTTACACACATTATCTAGTTGAGTTTTAACAGCAAATTTTTTAAAGTCGTCGTCAATCACGTTGCCTCCAATCGTCAGGTTTATCTTGCTTAAACCAATCTACGATTTCATCTGCACCATCGAATCCCGTTTTATAATTGGATGGATCGGGATCACCTAGTCCCATCCTATTCATAAAATCATCAACAGTTCCCTCTTCAATATCATGAGCGGCTTGACGACGTGCTTTATTCAACCAATCCCTAGCAAG